GTGAGAACCTGTTCATGGACAACTTCCGCAAGGAAGGGTTCCAACTCATGGACTGCGCCTCACGCGAGTATCAGTTCGGCGACGTCATCATCATGGGCATCAACTCCCCAGTCGGGAACCACTCGGCGGTGATCGTTGAGAACAACAAAATCCTTCATCACCTCGTCGGCCAGAGATCCTGCGTTACTCACTATGGAGGCCTATTCAGGAACACGACCCTTGCGGTACTCCGTAGGCCTGACGTGATAGTCCCCACGGGGACGCTCGATTTCTCAAACTTGTTCCCGGTGCATGCCGCTAGACACTCTCAAGAACTCGAAACGCCTGAATAACGCACTTCGCAAGATGCTGACCCCCGGTCCTGAGCGGGGTGGCCTGATCCTCCCCGTGGCCCGTCTCGTAGAGTTGCAGAACGGGGCCACAGACGAGGACTCCTTCACCCCCAGACTGACCGCCGCCGACGCCCCCAATCTGACCAAGGCCATTGGTACTTGGCACACCCACCCGGGAGCCAGTTCCAACCTGTCGGCCGGCGACGCCCAGACCTTCCGCCAGTGGCCCGACTGCCTCCACGCTGTCGTCGGCGAGGACGGCGTCTCCTGGTACCGCGTCGAGAATGGATCGGTGGTCCATGCATAAGCACCGAGTTCACCTGGTCGGGGCCTTCGCGAGCTTCCACGACGGTCCGATCGAGGTCTATGCCGCCACACCGTGGGACGCCGTCGAGGCCGTGGTCAATCAGATCAAGGGCTTCCTGCCCGACGCCAGCACCGGCCGCAAAGTCGTACAGCTGCTGGGTTTCGGCACCCTCGAAGGGCTCAAGAGCACCACCTCCGAGAGAGACCTCTACCTCGCCCCGAGCCTCGTGTTCGGCAAGAACGGCGGGATGGTGCAGACGCTGATCGGCATCGCCTTGATCGCCGTGGCCTTCATCCCCGGCCTCAACGTCGCAGTCTGGGGCGTCACCTACGCCTTCCTGGTCGGTAGCGTCGGCGTCGGCCTGGTCGTCGGCGGCCTGATGCAGCAGCTCACCCCGCAGCCCCAGCTCGGTGGCCGGGGCGAGGAGGAAGCCCGCAGCAAGTACCTGGGCGGCATCCAGAACACCGTCGCCATCGGAACCACGATCCCGCTGCTCTACGGACGCCGGCGGATCGGTGGCCACATCCTTTCCATGAACATCGACGCCAAGGCCACCAGCATATGATCGAGCACGGTATCGACAAGCTTCGTGAAGCGTTTGATCGCCTTGGCTCCTACCGCGCAGCGGCCCGAGAGCTGGGCGTTCATCACGACACCGTTCGACAGCGGCTCAACCGTGAGAACCTTCGTGCCCCCGAAGGCGACCCCTTCATCATCAAGCGTCAGAACACGCTGCGGGACGCGGCCGGCAACGTCAAACTCACCTGGACCACCACGGTCCCCGAGGCCGACGCGCTCAAGCACGACATGGAGCTGCTCCTGGAGAGCTTCAGGAAGCAAGTCCAACCGCTCAAGCCGATCGACAAGTCCCCCAAGCATGCCCTCAGCGATCTGCTGACCATCTACCCAGTCGGGGACCCCCACTTCGGCCTGCTCTGCCACGCCGAGGAAGTCGGCGAGGACTTCAACACCGAGATCGCGGCCAGCGAACTGTGCGCGTCCATCGACAAGCTGGTGTCCGTGACGCCTCAGACCGAGGAGGCCCTGCTGCTCATCCTCGGTGACCTGTTCCACGCTGACGACGAGACGGCTCAGACCGCTCGCAGCAAGAACCACCTGGACGTCGCTGGCAAGCACCACAGCGTGATGACCGTTGTGTTCGACGCCGTGATCTACAGCATCCGCCGGCTCCTGACCCACCACCAGAAGGTCACCGTCTGGCTCAACCGCGGCAACCACGACGACCAGTCATCCTTCGCCATGGCCATGATGCTGTCCGCCTGGTTCCGTAACGACCCCCGCGTCACGGTCAACGTCGAGCCGGGCTATATCAAGTACCTGCGCTGGTTCAACAACCTGATCGGATCCACGCACGGCCACGTCGTCAAGGGCAAGAACCTGACCAGCGTCATGGCCTGTGACCGCCGCGAAGACTGGGGCCAGACCGAGCACCACTTCTGGTACCTCGGCCACATCCACCACAAGACCAAGGAGGACAATGGCTCGATCGCCGAGTCCTTCAACACCCTGGCCCCGGGCGATTCCTGGCACCACGCCATGGGGTATCGGGCCAAGCGCCGGCTGGAGTCGATCCAGCTGCACAAAGAGTTCGGTGAGGTCGAACGCCACGCAGTCGACATCATGATGCTGCGTGCAGCATGATCGAGTTCAAGAAGGGTCCGAAGAACCCCACCAAGACCCCTGACAGCCTGGTCACCGACGACACGGTCGAGGTCCTCCTGGCTCTGGGTGAGGGCCCGGTCAAGGGGCCCTCTGGACCCCAGGACGTCTTCCTCGACGACACCCCGCTGGTGTCGCAGGAGGGTGTCTCCAACTTCTCGAACTTCGCGCTGGACTTCTGGCCGGGAGCCCAGACGGGCCACGCCGTAGAGATGCTTCTCGGCGGAGCCTCGAGCCCCACCTCAATCCAACAGACCCTGCTGTATAACGTCCCGGTCGTCCGCGAGGGCCTCCAGGTCAACATCAACGCGATCGACGTCCGCCTCATCGTCCAGCGCCTCGCCGGCTCGGACGCGAAGGGTAACACCTTCAAGCAGCCCCTCAGCGTCAAGATCGAGATCAAGAGGGTCAGCGAGGCCACCTGGCGCCCCGCATGGTACAGCGAGGCGTCCGTACCGGGCACCGTGACCTACACGCCGGGCGGTGGGGCAGGGGACTCGGACACCTGGACCTCCACCCCTGGAGATGACCTGACCCGTCTGACCCCGGGGGCGGATCAGGACAACACCTTCGACTTCGCCTTCGGCTACGGGTCGGGGCCACCGACGCTCAACCCCCTCTCGACGACGATCACGAACAAGTACATCGACAGCACCGATCTGGCGGGCGTCTACACCTTCCGCACCTCAGACATGACCTGGGTCCGCACGTCGCTGACGCCGGGCGTCGCGGGGGCCGATGGCCGGTTCTTCTACAACACCACGACGATACCTCCGAGCCCGACCGAGGGCGACCTGTGGATGCCCACCCCGGGCAATCTGTACGTCTTCAACGGCCTGGCCTTCGTCGTCCCCGGGGAATACTACGACGACCCGCCTCTCGGCCTGAACCAGACGGGCGTTTGGTCGATCACCGAGAAGACCACGAGCAACACCGCCAAGGACCTGCGGATCTTCGTGGAGCCGGTCAACGAGCACTACCAGCTGCGCGTCACCAAGTTGGTCGCCAACTCGACCGAAGAGATTTTCACTGACGTCTCCTGGGAGAGCATCCAGGAAATCGTCCGAGGTCCGATCGCCTTCACGGGCGTGTCGACGATGAAGATTCTGGGTCGGGCTTCCGACCAGTTCACGGGCGTTCCCAACGTCAGCTCGGTCAACGAAGGCCGGATCATCAAGGTCCCCACGAACTACAACCCCACCACCCGGGCCTACACGGGCGTCTGGGACGGCACCTACAAACTCGAGTACACCAACTGCACAGCCTGGGTCCTGCAGGATTTCATTGAGAATGATGTCTATGGCCTGAGCTCGATCTTCCCGCACACCGTCAACAAGTGGAAGTTCTACGAGTTCGGCCAGTTCTGCGACGAGATGGTTCTGCGTCCTGACGGGGGCCTCCGCCCCCGCTGGACCTTCAATGACTACATCACCGACGCCCGCGACGGCTCCGAGCTGTGCCAGTACATCGCGGCCTCGGCCGGCGCTCGCGTCATCGACGATGGCAACGGCTACTGCGACCTGATCATCGACCGTGCGGACAACCCCGCGGTCATGCTCTTCACGCCCGAGAACGTCTCGCCGGACGGCTTCGAGTACACCTACACCGACCGCTACTCGCGATCCAACGAGGTGATCGTCGAGTTCGTCAACCCCAACCTCAACTGGCTCTCCGACAAGCGTCGCCTGACGGACGATGACGACATCGAGGCCTACGGCCGGATCACCGACAACTTCATCGCTGTGGGTTGTACGGACGTGGACGAGGCCAAAGCCCGTGGCCGTCGCCGCCTGATCGGTGGCCTGACCGAGAAAGAGCTGGTCGGCTTCAAGACGAACCGTCAAGGCAAGTACCTCAACCTGTTTGACGTCATTCTGATCGCGGACCCCAAGATGGGTCGCGGCCTGACCGGCCGGATTCAGTCCCAAACCAACTCGACCACCGTGGTCCTGCGCGAACCGGTCACCCTCGAGCCGGGCATCACCTACAAGCTGACCTTCAACAAGGTTGGCGCGACCGCCATTGAGACCCGTGAAGTCACGGTCACCTCGGCTTCGGGTACCCGCTCGACCCTGGTGTTCACGCCGGCTGTTGCGGACCTCACTGACCACATCAACTTCACGCTCCACGCAGGCGCGATTGGTCTTCCCAAGCCCTTCATCGTCATGGGTATCGAAGACGGTGGCGGTGACGGGGAGCTGATCACGGTCTCGGCTCGCGAGCTCAACCGCAACAAGCAGAGCTTCATCGACGAAGGCGGCGAGGTCGATGAAGTCGACTACGACCAGATCGACTTCTACTCGGTCGAGCCCGTGCCCTCGGCCCAAGCTATCCCTACGGTCAACGCGGGCGCCTGGTTGATCACGCTCACCTATGAGCCCTCGCCCTCGCGCGGCGTCCGTGGTTACGTGGTCGAGCACTATTTCAACGACACTCTGATCAACACGTCACAGATCAGCGGCCTGACCCTGGAAGTCCCGAACGCATCCGAGGGCTCCCACCTGTTCGTAGTCCGAGCGATCTCGGCCCTGGGCCGCAAGAGCCGCCCGGGCAGCACGGGACTGAACCTGGTTGGGGTCGCCCGCATCATCCCGGCACCCACCAACGTCCGCGTCGTGGGTTCGACTGTGTCGGGTGGAAACTGGCAGATCAACACGCGAGAGCCTGTGTTGGAATGGGAGGGCGCGACCTTCCCAGCCTTCTCCCACTACCTCGTCACAGTCGGCGGTGAGGAGATCGACGTAGGGGCTACGCCCCGTTGGTCGTGGCTCTCGTCGCAGCAGGAAAATGCGACCCGCGTCACCTCGCTTACGGTCCAAACCGTCAACATGTTTGGGGAGCGCAGCACTCCCGTAACCGCCACTTTGGAGAACAAGGCACCAGCCGCTCCGACAATCACCCTGGTGCCGAGCACCGCCGGTGTGACTGTGAACATCTCGGCCGCGGTGGACGACGATGTCGTTGGGGCTAAAATCATTGTCTCGACCACCACGGGCGGGGCAGGGACGACCCACAGCGTCACCCAATCCAGCACCCTCATCCCGCTGGACGACTATGAACCGCGCTTCGTCCGCGTCGCCTACTTTGACGACTATGGCCAAACCGGGTTGAACTGGTCGACCGAGAGCTCGGCCACCCGTCAGCTGACCGACATCGCGGTGAACACCCAGAACGTGGGGGACCGCACCGCCGCGGAGATCGCGGGTCTCGTTGATGTCTATGGGGACACCGCTGCGTCGGCCGTCAGCGCCGCAGCAGCCGCCGGCTCTGCCAGCGACGCGATCGCAGCTGAAGCAGCCGCGATCATCGCCCAGGGTGAAGCCGAGGACGCAGCTGCTGCCGCACTGACTTCCCAGGGTGCCGCCGCGACCTCCAACACCAACGCCGCGACCCAAGCCTCGAACAGCGCAACCTCGGCTGCTGCTGCTCTTCTGTCGCAGAATGGGGCGGCAACCTCCGCAGCTGCCGCCGTCACTGCCCGCACTGGTGCTGAGACCGCTCAGACCGATGCCGTCGCAAAGGCCCTCGCAGCTGCCGGTTCCGCGACCGCTGCTTCTGGCTCCGCCACCACGGCGTCCAACCGAGCTGACGCAGCTGCCGGTTCTGCTACCGCAGCCTCCGGTTCCGCTACCGCAGCCTCCACCTCGGCAGGGCAGGCGTCCACCAGCGCCGGCAACTCGGCCACCTCGGCAACGAACGCTCTGGGATCTCAGAACGCGGCCGCAACCTCGGCGACGACCGCAGCCACGTCTCGCGATGCAGCAGCTGGTTCCGCCACCGCAGCCGGGACTTCGGCTACCACTGCCGGGACGCACGCCTCGAACGCCGGCACCAGTGCCACGACCGCGACGACCCAGGCCGGGATCGCCACGACCCAGGCCGGGCAGGCTTCGACGTCCGCGACCAACGCAGCCACCTCCGCAACCGGAGCCGCTGGTTCTGCCTCGACTGCAACCAGCCAGGCCAGTCTCGCAGCGGGCTCCGCCTCCGCAGCGGGCGGCTCGGCAACAGCGGCCAACACCTCGGCTGGACAGGCTTCGACCAGCGCCACCAACGCCGGCAACTCTGCGACCGCTGCCAATGCATCTTCGGTCGCCGCGCGGTCGTCGGCAGCAGACACCTACCCCTCGGACTTCTCGCAGGACAACCGGTACTTCTCCCGGTACATCCAGGCGGGCCCGAACGATGCCGTGCATGATGTCCTCTACAACCCTTGGGGCTTCCTGACTGAGGGCGGCGTCAAGTATCTCCGCCTCTCCGTCAATGGCTACGGACCCGGCTACGAGCACATCGTCCCCCGTGGGCGCCGGCGGGCCGCCCCTGGTCGGTCGTTCATGCAGCGGATGCGCGTTCGGAACAGCGGTGGCTACGCCGACACGCTGATCTCGACCGCGTTCTACGGCCTGACTGCTGACTTCTCGACCATTATCTATCTGACCTCGGACTACATTGAACAGGTCTGGACCGAGAACAGCGAAACCCAAACTGGCTCATCCCTCGCTTGGGTCGACATCAGCAAAGGGATCAAGCTGAAGAGCACCCTGCCTTCCGACATCGCTTGGATTGTTGCAGGCCCCTTCGTCTTCACGCCGACAACTATCGCCTATGCCGACATCGCCTCGCTCAGTTTCGAGGACGTAACAGAGAGCCGAACGGCTCTCGGGTTCGCGAGCGCGGCCGCAACCAGTGCGTCCAGTGCCAGCACGTCCGCGACCAACGCTGGAACGTCCGCGACCTCGGCCTCGACCAGTGCGACGAACGCTTCCACCTCGGCGGGCAGCGCCGGCACCAGCGCGACGAACGCCGCCACCAGCGCGACGAATGCCCTGGGCTCGTCGAACACCGCAAGCACCCAGGCCGGCCTCGCAGCGACTTCCGCTGGGCAAGCATCTGGCTCCGCCACTGCCGCGAACACCAGCGCAGGTCAGGCTTCCACCTCCGCGACCAACGCCGGCAACTCGGCGACCTCGGCAAACGCCTCTTCGGTCGCTGCGGCGTCCAGCTTCAGGAACACCGTCATCTCCGGCGGCAACTCCGACTTCGCCGATGGAATGACGGGTTGGTCGTGGAACTCCGCAGGGAACACCCCGATCTCGGACTACTCTCCGAGCTGGCTGTCTCATGCGGCAAGCCATCAAGGCCGCTCTAACGTCCTCGTCCAGACCGCAGGGCAGTACGGCTACGCCTACACGAACAAGCTTTGGTCCATCGACCCCAGCCGGACCTACCGGGTCAGGGCTTCCGTCTGGATCGGGGCCGTCGCCCCCACTCTCACCTACGTTGGCGTTCGGAACCTCAACTCCACTGATATGGACGGTGTCGGTGGCAACGGGGGCCACTGGTACAATGTGGCTGGTGGCGTTCAGCTTGC